CGATAGGATCTACGTTAGAGCCAACCGCCGCGTCGATCTCCGATTTAAACTCTACGTCGAACGTAGCGTTTGCAAGTTTCCTGCCGATCGCTGGTTGAATCGGCGAGAGCGACCCGGCCGTTACGTTGCGATCTAAAACTGAAACATCGTTAGTGATAGCCGGTATCATCGTTAACACCGCGTCGGTTGCAACGACAGGAACCGGATCGGTCCCGTAGGCGGCCTCCGCCTTTACTAAAACAACGTCATTTCTTGATAAAAAAGGTGATGCCATTAGTCTGTCCTCCTATATTTGCGTAGACGTATAAGCGTCTAGTCTTTCCCTAAATTCCCCTGTTAAAATGCCCGCCTTCGTTAGTGATTCAACATTAGTAATCGAAAACGGGCCAACGTCGTAGGTTATATCTGTCGTAATATAATCAACGATCGGTCCCGAACCGCTCTTACATTGAATTTCTAAAACATTCTCAACCGCGCGAAGCGTCCGCCATATCTTTCGGTATGAGTTTTCCTCGATACTATCCGTAACCACTACGCCGATCGCTATCGTATGCAGCACGTCTTTCTTGCTCGTTGCGTAAGGCTCAAAGTCCGCGCTTTCTGGCGATAACACAATGGCGGGCAATGTTGGCGGTAGCTCCCTGTCGCCTATGATAATCGAATCAGCCAGAACCTTATCGAGCGTAATTGTGTCGTCATATTCCCCGTCTTGCTTCTCTAGCTCCCGATCTAGGTTCTGATCGATCAGCGTTTTAATCTCATTTAAAACGTTCTCGATCATGGCGCGCGCGCGGCTCCACGTTCAAACTGATTCGTCTTATGTAAGAAGTCGTTAATTATTCTTGTTATTTGCCGACGGTGTTTGTTTGCTAGATTAATCGGCTTACGTTGCGGAAGCCTTGGAGGCTCGCCGGTTTGGTGCTTTCCGGCATACGGAACGCGCGTTTCGTCTACGCCCCATTTGAAATAATGCTTTTTCTTTTCGCGTAACGCCCCAGAACTCTTACTGTTAGAGAGGGAGCGAAGAAGCCTTCCGGTTAGGATCAGAGGCTTGTCACGAAGATGGGGCGGCTTCCTGTCCCTAGTATATTTCGACAACGCGGCCCACTTTGGCAAGCCATCAATCGCGCCTTTATGTTTAAAGCGGCGAACGTGTAGCTTGTTTAGGTAGGCGTCTACCTCGTCCCATGCTGGCCGTAGGTCATCGACTTTATCCAGCCTAACGCCGAGAGCGCGCTTTAGCTGCTGATCCCCTGCGATTGAAATGTCGAGTTTTAGGGCCATTTAAAATTCCTGATCATCCATATCGAGAATGAACATAGGCGTCGCTCGATCTCCGGTTGAATCGTATAAATCTCCGTGTATCTCTGGATCGACTAGCCCCGGCGAGCTTGCCGTTGCAAACTTATAGCCTCCGGCCCGTAGCGACTCCATCATGCGCGTAAACTCTGCGATGATCTCGTTAACGGCCGCTCGATCTGCGCTCGGTGTCGCGGCTAACGCGGCTCGCTCTGCGAACCCTGCCGCCCCGAAGGCGTTAATCCTTCGTAATACCTTCCGGTCATCCATCCCGGTCAAGGGGGGAGAATATTCTAGCGCGCGAAGCTCGGCGTTAATCTCCCCGGCAATATCAATTATCTGATCTTCTAGTTGACGGATGCTCGGCCGACTCGTTGCGGTAAAGGTGCGGTGCGGGAGATGCTCGTTAACATCTCCCACATCACAATACGCATTTGTCGGAATTAATATTCCGGCCATCTCATCCCCTACATATCCGCCGTATAACCAAGGTAACAGCCAACCAGGTTCAGGTTTGACCCCGCGCCTGTTCCGGCCGCTCTCCAAAGTTCAAGAGTAACAACGTCGGCCGCTTGGAACGTGTCCGTCGCAACCGTCAACGTAATGTCGTTATTCTTCGTCGTGTCGTTCGCTACTGCAACGGGAGTTTGGCCCGTTGTCGCAGCATCGTAGGCAAGTCCGCTTCGGTTAACGTAGATGTTAAAATCAACGGTAGTATCCGCCGACGCCGCATCTAAACTAACCATGCAGATGAAAGCCGCGCCGCTAACGTAATCCGCTGGCACCCTAAACGATGCCTGGATTTTAGCGGTTTCACTTTGCGCCCACTCAAGCGACGGAAGCAAGTTCGCCAGAACCTGACCCGGGACCGTAGCGGCAGACAAAACAACTCCGTCCGCCGACAACGTAAACTCGGTCAGATCGATTTCCTTGTAACGAGTCCGGTTAGTCATCATGGCATTACCCAAGTTTCCAACCGAATCCGTACTTACCTGGATATTTGCTTTCCGAAAAAGAACCGTACCTTTAAACAACTCTTTGGCTTGCACCGCCCCCACAAGGAGGGCGGTACAAACTAAACCTAGCAAGAAAGATCGTTTTTTCATGGCGACCCCCTTACGTTAGTTGATTGTAAAGATAGTAACCGGCCGTGGTCATAACGACCTTCGGAACGTAGTAGCTGTTTGCTTCTACCTGATCGGCCCTATACTCGTTTCGAGCAAAGCGGCTGATTTCGATGTCCTTGTGGACAAAGTTATAACCAGCGGCCGCCTTTTTCTTTCCAGGCGCGTCCGGAGAAAAGTAGATCAACATCGCTTCCGCTTTCACGCGGGCGTAGCTAGCTGCAGCCCCTTCAATGGCGCTATTCTCAACGGCTCGCATAATGTGAAGCTCTTTCAAGCCCATTAGTTGCCTTACATGATCCACGGTTGCGATCTTCTTGGAAGAGTCGCCCCCACCAAAGCCGGAAAGAATATCCGCGTCGCGTTTCACGACGTTCCAAACATCTGCCGTCATAACTCCCGACAACAGATCCTCTGGGATACCCGTACCCGTTGCGACGGTCTGCTTTCCTGTGTCAACATCTCCGAGAATGTCGGCAGCGGCAGCGTCCCATGCGGTTCCGGTTGTGGTTACGTCGTAGTCGGTCGCCCAAACACTGGTTGTTAACGCGGTACTCGCAAAGAGTTTTTCGCGTTGCAGCATAATGTCCTGGGTTACTACATCGACGGCATCAGCAATCGGATCGATAATCGGGTCTGCATTATCAATCTCGTCCCATCCAACCAACTCGCCAATCGAGTACCATTTGCAGGTAAACGTGGTGTTAGAAATCCCGTGATCTCTAATCGGTGCCAGGGTTTTGCTTCCGCGTTCTTGCGCCTCTGATCTAAGCAAAAAGCTCTGATCGTAAACGTAATATTTGTCGCTCCTATACTTCGATGGAATTTTCTTGAACACCTTATCAGCGATAAAAGCATCCATTGGATTCATCGAGGCAACGGAGAGGTTAGTTAATGCGGCATCTACATGAATGTCTTGTACATTAGGCATCTTTCGTTTCCTCCTTTATGCGTGAATCCGCAGCGGGTGTCGAATCACTTCGATAATTTCACCAGCAGCAGAGGCCGCGGTTAATGCAATTCCGAAAACCAAGTCGTCGGCCGCAGACTTTGTAACTGCCTGACCGTCCGCACTTGTCCCTACCAACGCATCAACAGCAACGGCCGCGTCTGCTTGGATCTTAACAACAGGACCGAGAGCGATGATCGCCTCTTCTCCCGCGGCGGTCGGGTTATTATAAAGAACCCCGATTGCCTGTGCCCCTGTCGCGGCGCATACCGTAGCGGTATTATCTGCCGAAACATAAATAAACTTATACTTATTAGCCGCGGCCGAATAATCAGCCGCCGCCTTCATCGTGATTTTATTTTCTGCATAATCTGTAGACATTATTTCCTCCTTTAAACTCTTTTGGCTCTAGTTGCTCGTTGATATTGAGCGGCTAGTTTCTGGTTTTCTTTCCTGACAATTTTCCACGCCTCGGCATAAGCCTTCGCCGGATCTTCCGGATTCATCTCGGCAGACTTCTTGTCTACTAGATTCTCGAAACCCTTAATCGGATCTCCATCTGAATCGTCGGTGTCGCCAGATCCCTTGGTGCTAAAATCCACCTGCTTGCCGGCGTTTTCGATGAAGGCTTTGAAACCTTCCGGGTTTTCTTGGGCATAACTAAGCGCCCATTCTCTTTGCTTCGGAAGGAGTTTCCCTTCCTTCTCCGCGGCCTCGACGGAACCCCTCGCTTCTCTTTCGATCTCGGATTGTTTGATTTCCTTGATCTCATTTTTCAGCGTGGTTACGCTTTTCGTTGCCTCGTCGCGATCTGCAATCAATCGACTAACGCCGTCCGAAAGAGTTTCCCCTTCCTTGAGCGCCAACGTCTCGGTGATCTCAGACCACTTCGCTCTCTCTTCATTAAAGCTGTCAATGGCTTTAACGATTGTTTCCTCACTTACGTCTTTTAGACCCAAGTGTTTTCCGATTTTCTCGATCATGAGTTTCCTCCCATTTTCTGTTTTTAACATGACGGATTCCATTCCACGGAGAAACGGCCTATTCGTGAGCGCCGCCGCGTGTAGAAAAGCCCCGTCGATTTCTTCACCAAATTCGTCCACATCTCCTTCAACGCTAAACTCTGGCGAAATATATTTAAACTCGTCGTTGCGAATAAATTCCGTAGCACGCTTCGTCCAGGCTACTTTTGCGTACAGTCCGGTATCTCTAATCTCTAACTCTTGAATCCAACCCGCGGCCTTTCCCTCTTCCCCGTCGGCAAGCCCGGCGTGGTTGTAGTCGATCGGCACTACGAAAGAATCGGCTTTAAGCCTCTCCCGGTAAGCATTGAAATTAGAAACGATTTCTTCAAAAAACTGGTCATCAATTACCAGTTCATCGAATCGGTGCTGGAATTTCCCTAGCTTAAAAACCTGAATCCAAGATGCGACCTGACCTTTTTCGTCTTTTAGACATTGGTGGTTTAGATAGAGTCTTTCCATTTATGAAATCCAAACTGTGCCCGCCTTTGTAGATT